GACCTGCGTAGTAACCTAACCCAATATTATTAGAGCCAGTATTTACATCATATAAACTAGCATGACCAATAGCTGTGTTGCTACTACCTGTGGTGTTGGAGTATAAACTACGAAAACCACTAGCTACGTTGTTATCACCTTCAGTACAAGCAGTTAAAGCATCATCACCAACACCTGTATTATAATCACCAGTAGTAATACTATCTACTGCATCCGTGCCTAATCCAAGATTATTTGTGGCTGTTGTGTGAATCTCTGTACCATTTACTGTACCCCCAAACGTGGCGTTGCCGTCTGATTCCACCTTAAACAAATCACCATCTCCACCTGCTGTGGAAGACACCATGAAATCATCTACTACTTCAAGATTTGCGTCAGGTGAGGAGTCGCCGATGCCGACGTTGCCATCAGAATCTATTGTTACCTTTTCTGTTGTTCCCGTATAGAAACTATAACCACTTGGATAACCGTCAGCAGCACCCCCATTTATTATTAAAGAAGGATAATATGTACTATCACCAGACTTATGTTTGTAAAAAGTCAAATCATAGCCGCCTGTTGCCAACGCATGGATCGCACCTGCAATATCATTCACTAACAACGCATTGGCTACTGTGCTTAATCCAAATGTGACTAATCCTCGAGAACCAATACCTGTTACGTTCTGAGCTGCACCTGGCAAGAATGTTCCAGTTGAAGAACGAATATTTCCAATAACATCTAACTTCTGCCCTGGCTCCGCAGTCCCGATGCCGACTCTCTCATTCTCCGTATCAACAACAAACACATCACCTGTATCACTTTCACACCGCACAAGAAAGGCTTCCGTGGATGTGGCGTCGATGACTGTGGTGTCTAAAATGGCTTCACCGATTATCTCTACATTTAATGCGTCATGGACTGAATTAAACACCGCATTCAGTACCTCCTGCGATGAATTAGCATGCACATTCGCAGCCGAACCGTTCAATACCATATTCAAAACCTCCTGCTCAGAATAGGTATGCTGACTGTTTAATAATGCGCCTATCGCTAGCAAAAATAATAATGCTTTCTTCATTTTTTAACTCCTGTTATTTAAACTTAGCAGATGGGGGCAACGCAAATCACCCCCACCCATACCTTATATCAGACTATTACCTTCTGAATTTCAGGTTTATTTGGTATTACAGTGGTAGAATGTCGATTACTATCATCCCTGCGAATACAGCAGTAGCGACCTTAACTTTCAAATCGTCGTCGCCAGCAGTGAATTCCCATTGTGCATCATCTATTTCGGTTGCTCTGATAACATCAGTATCACCAGCCATAGTTAATGTTGCACCACCAAGTACAGACGAGCTGCCATTATAAATATCTAATACTGCAGCAGTTGATGCCGTTGATATAGCATATACATCTACTACTCTGAATGAAATGGGTGTATTGATAGTCATGGCAGGGTCACCGGTCGCAACATCAGCAACATCAAATATAATTTGATTGCCTTGAATTACAGCCGTTCCCGTGCCTGCACCAGCCTGAGTTAATGTCAGTTCTGTTGCACCACCTTGAGTTCTCCACCAATTACTTGACTTCTGTTTTTTTAATGCCATTTTCTATACCTCCCCTAGGATGTCATCACAATGAGTGACGATTGGTTAGTTGCAGATAATGCATCAGCGGCAGTGCGCGCAGAATTGTTCTTATAGAACGCATCCCCACTAGATTGAGCAGCATCATCTTCAGCGAAGAATTCGCTACGGTTGTAGCCGTTGATGATTGCTCCACCGATTTCAACAGTGTTCTCATGGTCATCCACTTCATTCGTAAAGTGAAGGTCTTTGGCAACGCCCTTACCGACAGCGCTGTTTCCGAAAACAATCGCGTTATAGTTCTCACTAGACGGGGTAGCTGCATCTGGAGCCAACATCGAGGATGTGGACGAACCAAAGAGTTCATCTCCAACTGATGCAGTATCATCCCACTGACGAACACCAACGATATCTTCAAAGATAGCGAATCCGGCATAGAAGCCTTGAGCGGCAGATAGTTCTGGCAAGTCAAGAGCTTTTCCGGTGAATGCAGCTTGCTGAGCGCTCGTGAAAGTACTGTCTTGCTGCAGGTCTTTCATCTGTTCAGGATGAACAACCATTGCCCAGTAGGGCATACCACTTTTCGTGATTATTTGTGGAATGCGCTTTGTCATCGCTTTAATACGAAGATTCTGCAACATTTTCGCACTGATACCCTTCTGGCTACCTTCTGCGGTGTCTAGGTTAGCGGCTGTCTTTGTTTTCCCAGCCGTTCCAACCTCTGTGAGTGTACCAGCCGTGTCATCATCACAGTAGTACCAGTTCGGATGGTATCTCATTACCAGACCGAGACCATCGTATGCGGTTCCGGCACTCAAGTTCGGTGAAACACCTTCGTAGAATGTTCGGAACACGGATTGGTTCTCATACTTCGAGAACCATCTACTTAACTGTGGCTTAGCTGCTTCGTAAAGTTTATACAATTTCTGACGTTGTTCTGACATGGAACCGGACTTTTTCATGACCGCTTTTCTGTATTGGTTCACGTATGAACGCAACCAGTACATCGATTGGTCTTCACCAGTACCTTTAAGAACAGAATCACCGAATACCGGAGACCCACTCAATTCACGAAGGAAAGGAATGAGCATATTATCGCGACCCTCAGCAATAAAGCTGTTGAGGACTTCGATTGGTTTCCCGCTTGGGGAATACTTCGGATTACCATTGTCGTCAGAGATGTCAACATTACCAGCAAACTTCGCCCAGAAAGTATTGTACCAAGTTTCTTTTGCAAGCAACTTGTTCAGGATTTCAACATTTGCAATCCAACTTTGTGAAGTTTCCATTATGTAACTTCTCCTATTTTATTATTTATTAACACGTTGATAAAGCTGTCGCAGCTCCTCTACTGAGAGATTATCTAAGCGCTGACGGAGTTCATGTTGACCCATGTCATTAATCCGAATCAATCTCGAATTCTTCCCTGAGCCACGAACATCCAGTGTCTGCGTTTCTTTTTCCCCAGCAGCTTTAATGTCGCTACGTGCTTTTTTTTCACCCTCCATCGCAAAGTGCTTCGTCAGTATTTCAGTGCCGTGCTTGTCGATGAGTGCCTTGTAGTAAGACCTCTCCGTAAGCCGACCCTCTTCACTGTACGTCTTCGCGACGTCGGTTAACTCAGAAAACTCATCATCCGTCAATTCCACTTTCTTATCCGCAAATCGCTGCTTCTGCTCTTCGATGAATCGAACATTGTCATCCGCAGTGAATCGCTTCTGGATTTCTTCATCCGTCTTCTTCGCAATGAAATCCTTTTCGAGAGAGGCAATTAACTTCTGCTGCTTCGGGTAATCATCATCGTAAGTTTCCATTTCCATCAACTTTGATTTCTCTGTCTCTAAACCATGAGCAATATCATCGGAAGATAGCTTATTATAGATATCCTTGTCCGATAAATTCTCCGGCTTAGCTGCCTTACGAAGTTCCCCGATTTCACTCCCCTGCGTCCCAATTTTCTTGGTGGCACTGAGGTGCATCTCAATGAGTTCCTCCCGGGATTTCTCCCGGTACGTTTCTGGTTCCGTTTCTTTTTCCGTGTCAACAGATTCTTTTTCTTCTTCCGTTTCTTCCTCGTTGGTTTTACCCTTAGAGTCGTCCTCTGTGGGCTCCTTTTCGGATTCTTCCGATTCCTCAGTCTCTGCGTCTACTTTTAAGTAAACATCACCATCCTTCTCAACAAACGAAGAATCTTCGCTCGTTGTATCAGACGATGTTTCGTCTAAATTTTCTTCCATCCCCTCTTGGGTTTTTTCTTCTATCATAGTATTATCCCTTCATCTTCTTTTTATGTTTGTATATAGTCCTGTATAGGTCTCTCTTCTGACCTACCCTCTCTGGCAATTTACCGGGCTGGTCAAAATGTTTCTCCTTAACCCCTGGCTCACCAAATTTTCCAAAAATAAACCTTCTCTGAACTTGTGGTTTAACTAGCATTCTTCGCCCCCCCACTAGACGCCTTCATCGCTTCTAATTTCAATTTCTCCTCGTCAGTGACCATCCCACGCTCAATCTTCATATTCTCCAACATATTCTTCGTGTTCTCAATCTGAGTCTGCTGCTCTGATTGCTGGGCTTGAGACTCTTTCACCTGCTGGATGTAGGCAACCATCTTATCCGCTCCCTTTATGGGTGCGTTACCTATAAGCTGTTCTATGTCAACCATTGCGGGGTTGATAGAAGAAATCACATTAATTAATGCCAACATCTGATTGAAGTTATCTTCCTTAGTAGTTATATTCTCTTCACCCTCATCTAATTCAACAAATATAGATGGATTACTCACATCATTGATGGTCTCGCTAGCTGTCTGTAAATTAATTATTGCTTCACCAAATATCTGCTTCTCATTCTTAATGTCAACGACCCTATCAAGCTCTGAATAGGCGTATGAGAAATTATCTACAAAATCTTCTGCTAAGGCTTTCCTTAGTCTTGAAATATTCTTAAAATAGGGATTTACTGCCGCAGCAGCTCTCTGGACTTTTTGCTGGAATAAAACACCTGATTCACCGCTTCGTGCCGTTTCACCACGCATCGCCGCACTGATTAAAGATACCCGGTGAGCGTAGTCGAACGAGTTCTCCGCATTCAACATGATATCAGGGGGTATAGTCCCCGGTGGTAGTTTCTGTGGCATATTGGCAGGGTTATTCAACTCATATACTTGATTGGGTTGGTTTCCCTTCCTCTTCAACTGCTTGACGGTTTCTTTCTCGCGCTTATCTATGAACACACCACCACTCAAAATCTGTGTGACATAATCTCTTACTTGGGATTTAGATTTGTTAATATCATCTTGAACGTCAATTAAGAGGTCAACCAATGACGTCTGCTCTGTCACCTGTATATTGTAATTGTAGCTGAATACTGGAAAAACGTCGAAGACCGCATTCGGGTTCTTGTCTTCTTCATCTGTCAATATCGCATTATTGAAAAATGGAATCAATGTGGTTCGATGTATTCGGTTCTCATCAATCTCTGCTATTTTCTGCAAACCCGGGTTGTCCCGCTTCACCTTCACAAAATCTTCCGGTTCCATCAACATATAATCCATTCCATCGAAAACCTTGTACATTTTACGGGTGGTTCTCTCTTGCAATTCTAATACCTTGTAGCGGTCGTTCTCTTTATCGTAATTCTCTGAGTCCCCAGAGTAGGTCTCATCTTTAAATCTTTGGAATGTTTTCGTTAGCTGAGTCCACCACCCGACCTTCTTCTCATAGTCTTCCATATCATAATCTTCAGGTTTCAACCCGTAATCTTCTTTGATGATATCCAGCGTCTCCCAACCCTCTTTTATAATCCACCTGCAATGCTTCAGCCTGTAGTCACTTGCCCGGGTTTCCGGGTCTATATATATACGCATATTATTTACAACATTATAATCGAAATCAAGATATCCCTCTGAATTCATCTTGAATTTTCTCTCTATCCAACCACCAACTCTCGTAGTTAGGGCATCTACAAAGGCGATTTGAATCTTCTCTTCCAGGTCTTGCTCATCAATAATCGCATTCCAGCGTCCCTGTATAATTTCTGCAACATCTACAGCATCCATCGTGGTTGGTTTGAAGTTTGCCCGTTTGCGATTGAGTTGTTCATTCCCTTGAAGGGTGGATATGATAGGTATAATTATATTATATTTGAGTGTTGGCTTCTTATGTGTCTCTGCATCTGCGAGTTCGCTCTCAGACCATGACTCATTGTTCACATAGCGAACAGCCTTCTCAGAAGCAGTTCTCGCATCTTCAAAGGCATCTTTTGAATATTGATAGCATTTTAAGACTTTATCAGCCTTCGGACTCACGCCCTTGGATTTGTTACTCATAAAGTTTTCCAGTTACCTACATTATTTCCTCTCTCCTCCCCGAATAACCTCTCTCTCCAACCTTGCTTCTTCGTCGGTAAATCCGACCTCAAGCTTGTTAAAACGCTCATGCAACCATACCTCAATGCGTCATAGGCGTGGTCTTCTGACTTCGTGTCTATATCTTCAGGGTTGTTTTCAGCCGATGGTAAGTTAGGTATGGTTTCTATACAATACCCACAACTTTCTTTGAAGGTAATTCGCGGGCGTCCCTCATCTGGAACATTGAACGCTTCATAAACCACCTTCGCCCCTGCCTTGCGGTCATTGTTCCCCTTTGATAATGTGATACCCTCGTCTTCATAATACATTGCGGGAGAGTAGAAAAGTTCTCCTGCCGACGCCTTCGTCCAGAATGAGGGGTCTGCGATTTCATCATCAAAATCTGTACCCTTCATCTTGTACTTCTTCCACGTATATTTATTCACTAACCGGGCTTGCTGTGAAGCAGATAAACCCGTCTCCGATATTTCATCGAAGATAACCATGTTCTCATCTCTGTCAACCGCCGCAAACAAACACACAAAGGGTGCCTTCGTCCCATAATCATAGAAGCGATAGAATGAGTGAGTTCCCCTCTTGAAGTGTTTTCCAAATTCAAATTCATCATTGGGTAGGATGTGGTGCATTATATTAAAATTATCAAAGTAGGTACCCGCGAAAACATCCCACCTCCCCTCAAGCCACATCGCTCTCAATATCGGGTTCAACTTCTTCAATTTTCTGACATATGCGGGGTCATTTTTCAATATTGTTGGATTATCGAAAACGGTCGCCGGGATAAATTGATAAGTTATTCCCTCTTCATCTTTGTGTGGTTTATTTGTCTTCATTTCCCAAATATCAACATCAAATTCTTCACTGTGAACCAGTTTACCTGGGATAGGTGGGCATACATCTACAAACTTCCTTTTCAGCCAGACATGACCAACATTGCCCGGGTTGGAGGTGAGACACATTTGTGGTCTCAGCTCATCGTTGTCTGTACGGGCAGATGTTGATAATTCCTCAACCCATGATTCCGGGAATTGATTTGCTTCGTCGATGCCAATAAAATTGTAGTTACCACCGATATAGTTGTCCAGAGCCCTTCTGTCTTGACAGTGGACAAGATAGACCTTTGCCCCAGACGGGAACATATAGCACTTATTTCTTTCTTGCCATTTCGCCCCATACAGCTTATACAGCTTATCACACTCAGGCTTCAGGTTCCTCTCTAGCTGAGGATATGTTCGTCTGATTAAGATAGCAATGTAATCTGGGTAGTCTATGCTTATTTTATCTACCTGTATAGTGGGCTTCTTCCCCAGTTTAATCATGTTGTGATAATCGCGTTTCGTTATCTCTGCCTTACCCAACTTATATGTCCACTTGCGTGGGGTCAATGCTGCCTTCCACGATAACATCAGCGATTTACCGCCTCCGCGGGCACCCCCATAGAAGACCCAATCAGATTGTGCTCTTAGAAATTCTGTCTGCTTCCCGTGATGTGGTGAGAATTTAGCCATATTAAAATATTTCCCTTATTGGCACAAGCACGATTAATGAATCATTATTGTCGCCACCCGAGACTATCTTTATTTTCCCCCGGGACTGCAATTCTTTTATCCTCTCTTTAAGGTAGTCGACTGAAAAAATGAATCCCTTTTTGAGGTCGTCTCCTGAGTTTAACAAGTGAATCCAAGTGTCTGCATCTGTTGACGATATCCCAGATGGCTTCCCCTTATATTTGATTTCAATAGCTATGTTACCCGTTGCCTGCCATTGACCACGCTCTGTTTTAACCTCAACCTTGCCTCTCCCCTCAAAAAGTTCTTCAACCCACATTTCACCCTTTTTACCAAAATCAAGGTCTATATCAAAATTTCCGTCTTCATGATTTATATGTGGCACATTCTTCCTCTAATGTTTCCTTGTGTGTTTTTTTATCAAGTGAAGCCCACAATTCGCCATCATACACTTCCCACTTTCTCTTACAAGATGGACACCAACTTATATCTTGGTCAGCACGAACTTCATCGTACTTATGATTTTCCCTTGCCCGTTTCTTTACTACTTCTCCTGCAAGTGCATCTATTACCCATTGTATGCCTTCATCCTTCAAGATAATCTGCCGTGGTTTCATCGAAATATAATGATGTAATGTATTTTGCGAGTGTGTTTCGCCCCACTTCCGAACCAAGATTTGTGTCTTTTTGGTCTTCTAAGACCACTTTTATCAAATCATAGAGCCGTTTTGCCCTATTCTGTAGTATATCTAAGGGGTATTTTCTCAAAATATCTTCTCCAATAGTTGTTCATAACAATAA